GATGGTGATGACCTAATTGTACATAAGGAGTTCGAGCAAAATGGCATAATTCAGCCAAAAGGCAAGTGTAGTGTCAGTATTACCTATTCAAAAGACAATGTTGCGATTGGTCACACTGCAATTAACGTCACTGCAGGTAGAAACGCGCCAGTTTTTGCATATTCTACTAATTTAACCGATGAACAGGTAGAAGACTTCATGAAAACCATGATAGATACCTACTATTCCATGGTGGATGACGCATTCATTGCAACTACAAAACTGACCCTGTGAGAACTGGTTCTATATCCAAATTTTTTTTGCAAACTCGTGGGGATTTTCCTATTTGGAATCTGATTCACATCCGTCGAGACCATGGTCCAAATTTTTTTCGGAAAACTTTGTAAAAGTATGTTAAAGAACAGAGACAGTCATGAATTTAAATAAAAAGAAATCGGTAAATAGTTTTTTTGACTTTGTTAATAATATTGCCTTCGACAGAGAGCGATTAGATATTAACATTACAGACTCTCAATTATATTCTGCTTATATTACTAATCGGTATATAACTTTTCTTAATAAGGAGTCAGCTCTGTTAATTAACAACACTATTAACAAATATGGTCACGTGTTTAATACTGAAACGCATTATAATTTTTTATTTAACTTAATACCGAAGGTTAAGCGTACATTTATTAGATATGTAAAAAAGAAAAAGGTAGACAAAAAAGATTTTGAGTTGTTATCTAAACGACATGAACTTTCACAGAGAGAAATACAATTGTATTCGGAAAATTTTGGAGTAAATATTAAAAAGTATGAACAGTAAGCAACAGAAGCATTATGATACAGCGTTAGATAAAATGGATCTAACTGATAGCCAACGCGACGCGTTTGATCATTCTGTCAAGAGAAGTTTAATTGATCTTGATACATATCAAAATACCGACACATTTAGCTTACATGGTTATAAGCTAAACAGAGTAATGGATGATATTGTGCTAGCGCAATATGTAGATCTGTCCAAGGAAGGTAATAGTGTTATTCGAAATGGCATTCACATTCCACTATCCCAAGTTCATCGGACGTGGAGAATGGCTCGAGTAATATTAGTTGGGCCAAAGTGTATGTACACTAAGCCAGGTGATATCGTTTGCTTTCCAGACGACAAAGGTATTAAGGTTGATAATTTATCCGTTGCTGGTTTTGACTCTTCTATTAGAGATTGTTTATTTTTAAATGAGGATCGGTTTTTTGGTATATGTGAAGAGATAGAGCCTGATGATAGTAGGTCTGAGTAATTTAAAAATCATGCTTTTGGATAAGGTGTGTGAAGTTAAATTTGCACGCCGTAATCCAAAGCCTGGTCGCCCCGCATCTCGGAGAATGCTATGTACTAATAATGTTCAATTGTTAAATTCGGTTGAAGGTAGAACTGTTTTAAATTACCTACCACCGAGACAAGCTCCTGCATATAACCCTAATCAAGAAAATTTAATTATTACATGGGATATATTAATGCAAGACTTTCGAACTATTAATTGTGATACTGTAGACTTAATAACTACCCTTGACGCTGATCAAACCTTTTGGGTATATATAAATGAAAAAATTGCTCCTATGTCAGCAGGAGAGAAAATGGCCTTTATGAATACATGAACTTTGAACTTGTAGAAAATACTTTAAAATCTTTATTGCTTAGTACAGTAAAGATAACATCTAAAAAAAGAATATTAGGTCAAGGTCAAATTCAATTATTTGATATTAAAGACTTTAATATTAAGCTCTTATTTACCACCGGTAAAAAATTAGAAATATTATATCCGTTTAATATTCACCGAAAAGACAATACAACTTATTTCGACTATAGGCTTGAATATATTCATAGAGATGATGTGTTATGTAAACCGAAAGTTAATAGAATGATAACAAATCATAGAAACAAGTATTGTGACTTGCTTCTCTCTATAGAAGAGCTATAATAGTCGAATGGATATAAAACATTTTCCTAAGGGATATGTACCTTCGAGTAGCCAACAATACGCTATACCTAATATTGTTGATAGTTTGAGCAAATATAAATTTATAATTGTTCAAGGCCCTACTGGCTGTGGAAAGAGTTTTATAGCTAAAACTATTGCGAATGGATTTAACAAACCTCCTGCTCGCCTAACTAAGTTAGTTAAAGATTACACGGCGTTTGATACTAGCTGGGAAAATGGTAAACTGGTATATGAGTATGCAGATGATTTCGCTGGTAAGAGGCATGGTACATCTATCCTAACTACTACTAAGGCTCTTCAAGATCAGTACACTAGAGATTTTAAAGATATAAAGCCCCTCAAGGGCAAGGGGTCGTATATTTGTAATCTTGACGATCGAAGCTCCGCTGATCAAGCACCTTGTATCTTTAGTACTAAGCTTAAAAAGGAATGTTGGGATTGTAATCGTTGTGATTATTATGAAGCGAGAAACAATTCCATTAGCTCAAAAATTAGTGTAGAGAATTACTCTAGCTTTTTTTATAAACCAGACCATTTAAAGCATAGACAGTTACTAGTATGTGATGAGGCCTCTGAGTTAGAAAATATTATTGTAGGTCGATTTAGCTGCAATATTGAAATTAGTCGTCTTAATAAGTATGGCTTTAATCTGCCACACTCGGCAGATAGAAAGCGCTTCTTTGATAGCTTGTATAAGCTTCAAGTTAAATTAGAGGACAGGTATGTAGAGATACTTCGGATGCTTGATAAGCATGCTGATACAGTAGGGGACACTATTAAGAAGGAATATAAATTTATATCTGATCTTAAAGGAGACCTCTCATTAGTTATCGATACCTGGCGCCAGTCAGAGTATATTATTAATAGGACGTATATACGCAACAAACAATACGTACAATTAATCCCTAAAAAGGTTGACACGTTAGCGCAACACATATTTAAATATGCAGATAATATTATATTAATGTCTGCGACGTTTGTTGATTATAGGTTAGTCATGAGAAATTTGGGTATACCGGAAAGTGAATACAAGTATATTGACCTTCCAACTAGTTTTGATTCAAGAAAGTCCCCAATACTATTTGGTAACTTTCACTTAAACAAAAAAAATCTTGAATACAATTTTCCAAAGATTGTTAAATGTGTAGAGGAAATCCTAGAAGAGCATAAGAATGAAAAAGGATTAATACACACTCAGTCGAATGTCATTACTAAAATGCTAAAAGATAAATTAGATAATGATAGAGTTTTATATAGAATAAAAGGTAATAAAGATAATATAGATATATTAACAGAGCACTTAGAGACAGATAAGCCGACTGTTTTAGCTAGTCCATCAATGAGCTTTGGAGTAGATCTAAAAGGAGATGCTGCTCGGTTTTGTATTATATTAAAGTGTCCATGGCCAGATTTAGGAGACGTTCGTATTAAGGAAATGTCTAAAAATAATAATAAATGGTACACAAGTAAGATGTTTACTACCTTTATTCAGCAATGTGGGAGGTGTACTAGAGATGAAAATGACACTAGTGTCACGTATGTTTTAGATGCAGCGAGCATAAGAAACCTGATTCCATCGTACCGGAATTTACTGCCGATGTATTTTACAGATAGGTTTGTCTAATAAATATTTACAATGAAAAACCAATACTATGGTTTTGAGCTAAAAGATATGATAAGGCAGTTTATTACTGCTTTTAATAGTATTGTTATAAACAGGTATAATAAAGATAAGGCTGTTGTTGACCAACTTAAGGTTGGATTTTACTATGGCCCTAAGGAGAGAGCCATCCATGATATAGTTAACAAGGCTGGTACTTTAAAGCTTCCTGTTGTTGCGATCAATTATAGTTCTATTAGTAGAGACCCTGAAAGAGTCTTTAATAAGATCTCCGGATTCTATTATAGTAAGTCCCCAACAGTCAGTGCAGGGTCGCTAGATTCAGATCATTTACCAACTCCCTTACCGGTGACTGTTGGTATTAATATGTCTATTATGACAAAGTTTCAAACTGACATGGATCAGATTATTAGTAATTTCGCCCCATATAATAATCCATATATAGTGATGAGTTGGAAGTTACCTACTAGTCAAGGCCTAGCTAGTAGTTATGAAATTAGATCTGAGGTGCTATGGTCTGGTGATATTAGTTTAAATTATCCTATTGAAGTATCTGGAACACAACCTGCGCGAGTAATAGCCGATACTAGTTTTACGATCAAGGGTTGGTTGTTTAAAGGTAACCCAGGTGAGGACGTTAAGAATATATTTACTATTGATCAGAACTTTGTACCAGTAAGCGCATTTAATTATGAGTAAATTTATAAAATATGATACTACATTGACTAATGTAACTTCGTTTAGTGCTAACTATGATAATAGATCGTTATCTGGTCGACCAGAGTTTTCAGCTGGTAATACATACACAACCCTTGCTTGTGGATTCTCTGGTACTAAAACATTTGAAGGTTATAGTTTTGATTCAGTTGAGTCAGTATTATTAAGTTGTACTGATAATCAAAACCCATTTGTAAGCTCTGGTAGTTTTAACAATTGGCCGATCACCGGGTTTACCTCATTTTCAGTTTTATGTGGTGGTGCTACGATATCCCCAGCGTTAAGTGGCTTTTTATATTCCAACTATACATTAAATAACTATAACAGCATGTCAGTAACGTTTCCTCAGATAACTGCGACAGGTAGTATTGACATTATACCTATAAACGCAGCAGGATATGGAAGCTTAGTAAATGATATAAGCACAACAATAACAATAAATTAAGATGCCAGACGGACAAAAAGGAACATTCGGAAGAGGATTACAGAAATTTATTTCTAATAATTTACCTTATAGATCACCCGCAGCAATTATAGATGATGTAACTGCTCAGAATCCAAAGTTTGAGGACTTCTATAAAGCAGGTTCAATGCGTAAGGAGCTTTTAGCGCACCACTCTATTATTGCACCTAAAACGGTTGAGTCTTCGCACCCTGTTGGGTCATTTTTAGCTGACAAAGCATACAACGAGTTAATGTACGCTACGTTGGATGTAGATAAGTATCGCCGAGTTCGAGACTATCGTACAATGGCTCAGTTCGCTGAAGTGGCTGACGCTTTAGATGAAATTTGCGATGAGTTTTTAAATGAAGATGAACATGGCAACATGCTTAATCTTAAAATGAGAAATGACTCAGTCCAAGACCCACTGATTAATAAGCAACTCAATGAGGAGTTTAAAAAGTTTGTTAATTTGTTTGACTTTAAAGAGCGTGCATGGGAGTATGTTAGAAGTTTGTTAGTAGATGGAGAGTTATATTTTGAAAATGTTATTCATGAGAAGCATGTTGAGGAAGGCATATTAGGAGTAATAAATGTACCTACACAGGCAATTGATCCTGTGTATGATAATTTTCAACAAATGCATATTAAAGCTTATCTGCTTAGAAAAGCTAAACACCATAAAGAAGCAGAAGAGCAATACAACTCTATGCAGGATAAAGATTTTATTCCTATGGAGAGAAATCAGATCACCTATATTAACTCTGGTACTTGGAATGAAAATAAGAACTTTAGAATTCCGTTTATTGAAAATGCCCGCAGAGCATATAGACAGTTATCTTTAATTGAGGATTCAATTATAATTTATCGACTGGTACGAGCTCCAGAGCGCCTAGTCTTTAATGTTGATGTTGGTACAATGAGTGCACCAAAGGCTGAAGGTTACATTCGGAAGCTTATGCAAAACTATTGGAGCAAAAAGGCATTTAGTTTGGATGATGGTAATAGGGTTCAATCATTTAACCCTCAGTCGATGTTAGATGCATACTGGTTTCCAAAGAGAGAAGGTAGCACTGGGACAGAGGTTAGTCAATTACCTGGAGGTCAAAATTTAGGTGAGTTACAAGACTTGATTTATTTTGTTAAGAAATTATATAAAGCACTCAAAGTCCCAACCAATAGAATTGATACAGAGAATTCACAATACAGTGCTGACGCAAACGTCTTAAGAGAGGAATTAAAGTTTGCTAATTTTATCGTTAGATTACAAGCACAGTTTGCTGCTGGGTTAAAAGAAACATTTATCACTCATCTTAAGCTAAGAAAGATGTGGAAGACGTTTGAGCTTCGAGAGAATGGATTTGATTTAGAATTTGTACCACCAGCTAATTATTTTGAATTACGTCGTCAGCAAATAATGGATCTCAAGCTTAACAACTTTACTAACATTACTGCTAACGAATCTGTATCTCAAGGCTATGGTCAAAAGCAATGGTTAGGTTGGACAGATGAAATGGTCAAGGCTAATAGAGCGTGGTTGCGTAAAGATGCAGCGTTACAGCATGAGTTAGAACAAATTCGAGGCGGTGGTGCTGATTGGGCAGCAGGAGGCGGAGCTGCACCAGCAGCTGGTGGTGGAGTTCCTGCAGGGCCAGGTGGAGAAGAGATGCCACCAGACATGGGACCAGCTGGAGATCCCGGAGGAGAAGCTCCTCCACCTGAGCCAGTACCTACACCTGGTGGAGAAACTTCAGCGTTGCCAGCATAAATAATTATGTGGCGACAGATACATGGTCAGATACTTATTTAAGCGCAGGTAGTCATCTATATTCTACATATTTAGCTAATTCAGTTAATGGGTACGAGCGTCTAGGGGATCGAATTTCTTATGCTTTAGGTTACCCAATTGTTAATTTAGAGCTTCACGGTAATCAGATATATACTAATATTGCTATAGCGACAGAAATGTTCAGCAAGTTTGCTGGGTACACAGAAGAGCATCTAGTATTTGATAGTGATAAGTATACTCGTGGTAAAGGCTTAAACATATCGGAGTTATTAACCCTAACTCCAGAGTTAACAGCCACATATACTACTGACGTAGAGGTTACTGTTGGTACGTCAACAACAGTTCCTACTGTAACAGCAAAAGCATTTACTAGTAGCGATACTGGCTTTATATCTTTATTTGAATTTGATTCAGATGATACGACTATTGACCCATCTGAATATACATTTACAGTAGCGTTGGATGACGGTAATGCTCATGTAGCAAAAGCTCTTGTTGTAACTTTATCTTCTGTTAATATGGAGCTATCAGGTGTAGATGTTAGTCTTACTCAGTACGGTGATGTTTATACAACTACAACATCTATGTTTGATGTGAGCGCGGTACCTGGTGAGTCATCTGAAGCTAATTCGTATTCTGATCCCTTATGTACATATACAAATAGTGTATCAGTTGGTATATTCTTGGATAGTAATGTTACTCAAGGTGGATCAGTTAATGCATCTAGAAAT